AAGGAGAAATGGAGATGTAGTAGATGTACTTCCCGTCACAAGTATTTCAACTACTAACTTTCAGATTAATAGAAACGCATCCATTGATGGTAGCCATTCTTTTTATTGGCAGGCATTAGGAAATTAGAGGAGAATAAAATGGGAGCAAGAGAAAAAGATTTAAATCCAGATGTATTTATTGGATTGAAACTTCCTATGGGGTATTCTGATACTGGATATTTTAAACAAACTAAAACTACTATTGAGCAGGCCAAGTGGAATATTATGAATTTATTAAAAACTATTCCAGGTGAAAGATTAGGCCAACCACTATATGGTTCAACACTTCATCATTTACTTTTTGAACCTATGACAGATGAGTTAGACGATAGGGTAAAGGATGAGATTAAAACTTCCATTGATACATGGTTGCCATATATAACTATTAAAAAAATTAATGTTGGACATCCAGAAGGAAATCCAAATCAAATTAATGTATCTATACAATTTGGGTTATCGTTTCAACCCGATGCGACGGAACAAGTTTCTATTGATTTTGAACAATTTGAATCAGCAGTACAATCTGGTGGATAATTTTTCAACATTTTAAAATTATTGGAGAAGATTAATGGCTACTACCGCAGTAAGTAAAGAAGTAAAATATTTAAATAAGGATTTTGCTTCTTTTAGAAATAGTTTAATGGAGTTTGCAAAGACATACTTTCCAAATACATATAACGATTTTAATGAATCAGATCCAGGTATGATGTTCATTGAAATGGCATCATATGTAGGTGATGTTTTATCATATTATATTGATGAACAATTTAAAGAAAGTATGTTATCTTTTGCAGAAGAAAAGAAAACCATATATGAAATATCACAAGGATATGGATACAGACCAAGACAGGCTTCAGCTGCATCTGTAATACTTGATGTGTTCCAAACAGTCCCATCCGATCCCAATAATATATCAGAAGGTAAAAGACAACCAAATGAAGATTATTGTCTTACAATTCCTGCAGGAATGCAAGCAATATCAACTAATGGAACAACTTTTAGAACAACCGATGATATAACATTTAGAGATTCTGGTTCATTTAGTCCACGATCTCAAGATATTTTTGAAGTAGATAATGACAGTAATATTACAAAATGGTTATTGAAAAAGCAAGTAAAGGCAGTTAGTGGTAATGTTATTACGGAACAAATAACCTTTGGAGTGGCAGAAAAATATAAAAGAGTGTCACTTGGAAATAGTCCTGTATTAGAAATAATTTCGGTAACAGATAGTGATGGAAATAAATGGTATGAAGTTCCATTTTTAGCACAAGATACGGTATATGCAGATTCGGAAAATACATCTTTAAATTCACCAGATTTGGTAGAGGGTAGAAATTTTGCACCCTTTTTATTAAAATTAGTAAAGACATCTAAACGATTTAAAACATATATAAGACCAGACGGAAAAACTGAAATGAGATTCGGATCGGGAGTTTCTTCTGGAAATGATGAAGAAATAATTCCAAATCCATCCAATGTTGGTTCTTCATTACCAGGAACACCAAGTTTTCTTGATACATCATTTGATCCAGCTAATTTTTTAAATACGGAAACTTATGGTCAGGTTCCTGTAGAAACAACTCTTACGGTTAAATATTCTTATGGTGGTGGAAGTGATGACAATACATCATCCAATACTATAGTTAATGTTGGATCCTTTGATGCACAGACTGATAGTTCAGTATCTTTAGATACCACAATAGAATCAAAGACTAAAAATTCTGTAATTGTATCCAATCCAGAACCAGCTTCAGGGGGAAGTGGAATGGAAACTCTTGAAGAGATTAAGGTAAATGCTCTTGCATATTTTCAAGCACAAAGTAGAGCAGTAACAAAGGATGATTATATAACTCGTGTATATTCGTTACCACCTAAATATGGTAATGTTGCAAAAGTTTATATTATACAAGATGAACAAGTAGCGGCAACAGGACAAAATGAAGCCGATCCTACATTTCAATCTAATCCCTTGGCATTAAATATGTACACTATTGGATATAACCAAGAAAAACATTTAGTAAGATTAAATTCTGCAGTTAAAGAAAATATAAAAACATATTTAAGTCAATATAGAATGATGACAGATGCGGTTCAGCTTAAAGACTCCTGGATATGTAATATTGGTCTTGATTTTGCAATTTTTACTAAAAAGGGATTTAATAAGAACGAAGTATTATTAAAATGCGTTACAGCTGTAAAATTATATTTTAACATAGATAAGTGGCAAATAAATCAACCGATAATTTTGGCTGATGTAGTTGCGGAAATATTGAATGTTGAAGGAGTGGCAACTATAGTTAAACCTAATGATGGTAGAGATGACTTAGTTATTTTCTCTAATAAATGGGGAACTCAATCTGGAAATACATATTCTAATAATATTTATGATTTAGCAAGTGCAACTTTTAATGGAGTGATTTATCCACCTGTTGATCCTGCAATATTTGAAATTAAATACCCTGATAGTGATATTCGTGGTAGGGTGATGGGAGATATCTAATGCATTATTTTGAATACGCAACAAAAGATACTACTTTATATGAGGGAACTGGAAGTATGAATTCTGGTATGGACCCAATACTTGAAGTTAGAAAGGATATGAATGGTGATGGCAGTGTTATAAATATTTCACGGACACTTATCAAATTTGATTTGACTTATATCTCATCGTCTGTTGCAAGTGGATTAATTACTTCAGGCTCAGCTACAAAATTTTATTTAAATTTATATGACGCCAATTCAAAAGATTTAAATATATCACAAACTTTATACGGATATCCTGTAAGTCAATCATGGGATATGGGGTCTGGATATGCTAAAGCAAACCCAGCAATTACAGATGGTAGTAGTTGGAAGTTTAAAGATAACGCAACTGATAAAACCCAATGGTGGGCCCCAGTAACAGCTTCTGGTGGAACTTGGTATAGTGGAAGTGGATATGAAGCTTCACAATCTTTTACACATGAATCAAAAGATTTAAGAATGGATGTAACTGATATTACTTGGAGATGGTTACATGGTACAGTTGCAAATGAAGGATTTATGTTAAAAAGAAGTGGTAGTATAGCGAATACAAATTCAAATGTTGAGGAAGGAAATGCGACACGGTATGGTCATTTTATATTTTTTAGTAGAGAAACACATACAATTTATCAGCCAAAATTAGAAGTTGTTTGGAATGATTCAAAATGGGCAACGGGTTCTTTGTCAGCACTTTCATCTGTAAATTTAGAAGATATGACTGTTTATATGAGAGGATTAAAACCAAAATATAAAGAAAATTCAAAAGTAAAATTTAGAGTTGTTGGTAGAGAAAGCTATCCTGAAAAATCATATTCAAGTACTGGATATAGTACAGGATATATAACTGCAAAAACTTTACCAAGTGGAAGTACCTACTATCAGATTAAAGATGCCTATACAGAAGATATACTTGTACCTTATGGGAGTGGTTCTTTGATTAGTTGTGATTCTACAGGAAATTATTTTAATTTTTGGATGAATGGATTACAGTCGGAAAGATTTTATAGAATAGAATATAAAATTGTAAGTGGAAGCGGAACATCAGATGAAACAGTTCAATATTTCGATGAAAACCATTCATTTAAAGTAACGAGATAAAAAATGCCATATTCAAAAGACGAGTTAAAAAATAACGAATATTATCAAGTACTTACAAGGGAAGATGAGGCTAAATATTCAGAGATGGTTCAGGGTAGAATCCAATCTGGAGATATATCAGATGGAACTTTAAGAGATCCAGTTTCTGGAAATATTCTTTTATTTGAACGAATAATTCCGGGACAAGGAACTGATGGAACAAGCTATGTGAACGGTGATTTTCATACTATTGAGTATGAAGATGGATATTTTGATTATGAAGAAAATGAAGAACTTAATAAAATATTAGATAGAGAATTTACGGAATTTTAATGCCTAAAAAACAACTAACAATAGATCCAAAAACAGGAAAATTATCGAGAATAAAAGATACAGAATTGCCTCTTGTGCAATTAGCTAATTCTTTAAATGAAGGTGATCCTGTTGCTCCATTTGGTTCTCTTACAACAGACATAATTGAAGTTTGTCTTTATGACACAGATGATAATTATTTATCAAGTGCGACAATAAGAATCCCATTACCAGAGAGCTTAGATATAGGTCAATATGTGAGGAGTATGGGATATGAACGTGGTACATATAAAATAGTATTTAATTTTTTAAGAGAAATAGGTGGCAGTAGTATACCTAAATTTGTCAAAAAAGATAAAACTATTTGGGATGGAGAATTTACATTAGATACAGATGGTAAGCTTTACGCAGGTTCGGTGAGTAAACCTGTAATAGATCCAGATACCCAAGAGAAAATAGAACTTACCGCAGAAAATGACAAATTTTGGTTACAAGAAATATCACCATCTCGAACTGAAATAAGACTGAGACCAAATCCAGCAATAAATGATGCTGATGCGAATGAACGATTTAGATTATTAGGATATACGTGTTTATGTCAAGCAGATGTAAATGGTGAAGCCCCACTAACATTTGATGATACTGGAAAATCTGCTACAGTAAATTGGGTTCTTAATGGTGGACAAGAAGTATCATTAAATGAATTAATGAAAGGTGGGACTCTTATTATACGAGATGCCTTTGTTATCGATTATGAAGAATCTCCCGAAACTATATCAACTTATACTCCAGTAGTAGAAACTATTACCGCGGCAGCATCAGATAATTTGGCAACTAATGGTCATTTTAATTCGGGTAACGGTGTTGTTCAAGAAACCGATAGTAATCCAAAAAATGAAGTAGTTGAATTTCCTAATCCAGGTCATAGTAAGTGGTGTTTATTAACTTCCCCAGCTGGGGGAGAAGGTGGAACTAAAGATGTTGAATATCAAATGGACTTTGAGGTTATACCCGGTGAAACTTATGTATTGAGTTGTTGGATATATCACGATGAAGATTGGAATGGTAGAACCGATGCACATTTTTATTCAAGAGCATTTACTGATAATGTAAATGGAATAACAATAAGTGGTGTAGGAACGGTATTAGAAACAAAGGTTGTTGATGGTAAAACTTGGGAGCGTCAATATAGTCGTATAATTATTCCACCAGAAGGAACAGGAAAATTATCTTGGTACTTAGGTGCCGGTGCAGAAAAACCTGGTACTCCTGTATTGTCTGGGAATAGATATTACACCGACATTCAATGTGAACCTGGTTCATCAACTTCGTTACCAACTTCATATATGATGGAAGAAAGACCCGAAGAACTCGAAATCCCTTCTACTGGTTTAATTAAATTTATAGACGATAATACGGTATCTGCAACACTCAATGGTGATGAAGAAGGATTAGTTGAGTTAATGCAATCTGGTGACAATAGAGAAAGTGGTGTTCTTACTATTAAAAATGCTATTGTTACGGATGAAACATTTGATGTAAAAACTGATAGAACTATTGTTGATGGGATACCAACAGATAATTCTGATGCATCAATTATTAGAGAAAAGGGGAGTGAAACAGAATTTAATAAAAGTCCATTTCATGGTGATGGTCAAACGGATTCAACTGATTTAAATATAACATTACAGGCCAATGATACTTATAGATTAATTAAAGTTAATTCAAACGGTAATGAGGAAGAAGTAGGAAGATATGATTTGCCAGTTGATGTTACAGTAGTAGATGAAATACCAGTAGAACCTTCAATGGCCCCGGAGATAGTTATAGAAGAGAAGAAACTTCATAAAAGTTCATTTCATGGTGATAACCAATCCGATTCCAATGAATTAATTGTTACTATACATAGTAATGACATTTACAGATTATATAGAATAGATTCAGATGGAATAGAAGAATTAATTGGTGAATATGGTATTCCTGAAGAAGTTAAGGAAATCGATGATTTAGAATTAATTAATCCTGATGGCAGTGAGATCCGAGAAAATAAGAATGAAGGTGAGTGGGGTGCTACAGCAAGTCCGTATCATAGTACTACAGATAATAAAATCATATTACAAGTTGATACTAAATATACTTTGTATAGACTTAGACCCAACGGAGAAGAAATTCAAATTGGTACACATGATAATTGGAAGGAATCAAAAGAATGGTCTTTAGATTCTCTTGTAGACGGTGATAAATTAAGAATTTTAACAGAGAATACGGGTGGAAAAAACGGTTTCATTGGCAAGATATATTATAATAATCAAATATATAAAACTGGAGATCCAAAATCAAAATATCAATCTGATGATGACCAAGAAATTTCTATTACAACTGATGGTATTTGGGATGCAAGAGCCTTTACTTTAAGGAGAAGAGCCAAATGGTGGAAATTTGGTTTTGGTGACGATATATATGATTGGTTTGATACTACAGCTATATTTGGATCAAATATATTTCTACCAACAAAAACTTATGGAATTCCTGAAAAGGTAAAACAATGGAAAGGTAAAGTACATAAAGATTTAGAGGATTGTAAGGTAATATGGACTGGTCCAAATTATAGAGAACTTAGATGGGAATGGGAGCCATCCGTTAATGTACATGAAAGAATATGGAAACGACAAGATCCAGCATTAAATGTTCGTTCTGTTCATCCGGTAGCTTGGAGTTCTGGTCTGTCAGTACATTCTTGGAGTAGTTCAGGAGCATATGCATTCTGGAAAACGGGTTGGTTAGGTCATCAAGCAAAATGGGTTAATGGTGAAGGTCACGGTGGTGGTCCTGCTATGAAATTCATAGACCAAAATTCACAATTTCAAAATCCAAATCATCCGGATTATAATGGTAAATATTTTGATATAGATGGAAATAGAGTACCAGATCATACTATCAATTATGCATATGGTAATAGATGGGGGTATGGAAGTGCAGATCATCCAATTTCATTAGAACATCGTGGCCAGTGGATTGATCAAAGACCACCTTTTAGTTTTGAATCACAAGGAATTAAAATTGGTGATAAACTAAAAATTTCTTGGTGGCAAAAATCTGATACTGTTGGTAAAGGTGCCAGAGTATATATAAGATATTGGAAAAAAGAAGCACCAATTGATGGAGTATTTTGGGATTCAGCTACTACCACCGTTGGAAACACACTAAGATTTATTCCAGTATCAAAAGAGGGTGAATGGGAGAAGGCAGAATATACATTTGAAGTTCAAGAAGATTTTGACCTTTCAAGAATGGGTTCTTCAATTTATGGAGATAGAAATATCGGGCCCCTATTTCGTATAGACGGGTATTTTGGTCCAGAAGGAATATTGTGGGTAAGTGAACCAAAAATTACATTAGTTTCAGATGTAGATAATCCAGAAGTAACTAATACAATTACTCTTGATGATTTTGAACCAACTGATAAATTAAAACTCTATACTACCAACCTTGGTACAGAACCACGTGGTTTTCTTTCAAAAGTAACATATAAAGGTAAAGAATATAGAACAGGTGATCAAGATAAAGAACATTATTATGATGATTTTGCAGGTTCAACTTTAACTGTAGATTTACCTGGCACTTGGCAAATAACAGATGCAGAAAATAAGAATTGGACAGACCTCGGAGAAGTAACAGATGATAAAATAGATCCAGAACTTAAAGATTCTAAATGGATTTGGAGTTCGGAAGATACAAATGAAGTAGTATGGCAATGGCTTCCAAATAATAATATTGTTGATGGTATATGGAATTATCCCAATCCTGTTACATATGAAGATGCAGTTGGTATAACTGGTTGGAGTGATGGTTTTAATCCTTTTCATTGGGGAGGTGACTCAAGTAAACAAAGTGAGCTATTCTGGCATAGTGGTTGGGTAGGGCATCATGCAAAATGGGTACGAGATGAAGGTCAATTTGGTACTTGTATTAAATTTGTTGATATGAATTCACAATTTGTATCACCAAATCACCAAGATTATGATGGACTTAATGGAACAGGAAATAACTCAGGAGCACAAGCTACATTAGAACATAGAGATATGTTTGTCTATGCAGATTTACCAAATAAATTAGCATCACAAGGAATACAAGAAGGAAGTTTTATAAAGATTTCTTGGTGGCAAAAAACTAATGTACAAGGTAAAGGTGCACAAGTTGGATTACGACATTTTAATAAAGATGGTCAAATTTCATGGGGACCAGATAATGAATTTAGAAGAATGATTCCTTGTACATCTGTAGATGAATGGGAACAAGTTAATTATACAGGTGTTGTTGATGAAGATTGGGATTTAACTAAAACTGACAAAATTTATGTAAAGGGTCATTTTGGTCCTGAAGGAATGTTATGGGTAGAGAACGTAACGATTGAAATAATTTCTGGAATAGCAACAGATCCAGACCAAACTAATATATACACAGTTCATAATTTTAATTCAGATGATAAATTAAAACTTTATACTACAAATTTAGGAACATTACCAAATGGATTTATATCTAAAATAAGTTATCGTGGTACGGAATATAAGACAGGGGATCCTGGTGTAGATTTTTATACAGATCCAATAACCGATGAAACGATAACTATTAATTTACCAGGAGTTTGGAAAATACCAGGATCTAATTGGAAAACACTCGGTAAGTCAGAAGAAGTCAATCCAGACTTGGTTGTAGATCCTACTTTATCTAATGCCGTATGGGTTGGAAATACAGATGAAGTAGAGGGACAACAAC